CTAAAAAAGAGGACAAGGGTGCTGGAGATAAGTCTAACCAGATAATATTGTCTGGTACTGCATATTATGACTTTAATCACTTTTCTGACTATTGGAAAAGATATAAATCTATTGTTAACAGTAAGGGAAACCCTAATATTTTAAAAGAAATTTTTGGCGATGAGCCTTCAGAAGAATTTGATTGGACTGAATATTCTGTTATACGTATGCCGGTAACTAAGTTGCCAGATGGATTCATGGATGAGGGCCAAATAGCTAGAGCTAAAGCTACAATTCATTCTGGTATATATAATATGGAATATGGTGCTTGTTTTACAACAGACAGTCAAGGCTTCTTTAAAAGAAGCTTACTTGAATCTTGTACGTCTTCCATGAGTAATCCTATAGTTTTAGGTTCTGGAGAAGCTAGTTTTGGCGCTATGCTAAAAGGAGACCCAAATAAGAAATATATATTTGGCGTTGACCCCGCATCTGAAGTTGATAATTTTAGCATTGTTGTTTTAGAGTTAAACCCCGATCACAGAAGAATAGTTTATTCTTGGACGACAACAAGACAACAACATAAAAACAAAGTTAAATCAAAGATAACAGACGAAGAAGATTTTTACTCATACTGTGCTAAAAAAATTAGAGCCTTGATGAGAGTGTTTCCGTGTGTTGAGATCGCTATTGATGCTCAAGGTGGCGGTATAGCTGTAATGGAAGCTTTACACGACAAAGATAAGATACAGGCCGACGAAGTTGCTATGTGGCCTATAATAGATGAAGATAAACCAAAAGATACCGATGATCAAAAGGGGTTACATATATTGAGGCCGTGTCAATTCGCTAGGGCTGATTGGTTAGCTGAAGGGAATCATGGAATGAGAAAAGATTTTGAAGATAAAATTCTTTTGTTTCCGTTTTTTGACTCTGCTAGTCTAGGGTTGTCTATCGAAGAAGACAAATCTTTAGAGCGTATATACGACACACTAGAGGACTGCGTGATGGAGATAGAAGAACTTAAGGATGAACTATCAATGATAGTTATGACCCAGACTTCTACAGGAAGAGAAAGATGGGATACTCCTGAAATCAGGGTTGCCGCTGGTAAAAAAAACCGACTTCGCAAAGATAGATACTCTGCCTTATTAATGGCTAATATGTCCGCTAGGCAGTTTTCTATAGAAAAAAATGTAATTGAGTATGGTGCCATAGGGGGGTTTGCGAAATCTGGCAAATCGTTTGATAACGACAAGATGTTCTATGGTCCAGCTTGGTTTACGGAAAAAGCCAAAGATATATATTAATTGTGTATGAGTTTGTACAATACTACTGTCAATAACATTAAATTGGAGATCAATACTAATGGCAAAAGAACCGCTATATCGCTCTTGGGAGAGTGAGTCACAAAAACAAGAAGCTTACGCCCAAACTAACGATAACGTTGAAGCTTATGACGGTATTCAAAAAGCTGTAGCTTATGGCAGAAGAACAAGCTATATAGATGTAGAGCCTAACCGGTCTGTCAGAACCAGTTTTCTTCGAGAGGATTATGATAATTTTAGACCCGGAGAGCATGTATCTAATTATCAAAAACGCATCATTAAACAGTGTATGCAGGCTTATGATAAAGTTGGAATAGTCAGAAATGTTATAGATTTAATGGGTGACTTTGCCGCTCAGGGGTTGACCATTGTTCATCCAAACAAAAATATAGAAAAGTTTTACCGTAAGTGGTTCAAAAATATTAATGGGATAGATAGGTCTGAAAGATTTTTAAACTATCTTTATAGGTGTGGCAATGTTGTTGTTAAAAGAAGAAGCGCAAAATTAAACAAGGACGCTGAAAGAAACCTTTTAAAATCTAGCGGCGCTGATGTGATCATAGAAGACCTAAAGGTAAAAAGAAGAGAGATACCTTGGATATATGATTTCATGAATCCTATCGCTGTAGATGTTGTAGATTACGGCGCTCAAATTATTGGCAAGCCTAAGTATACATTGAACATCTCAAAGTATACATATGAAGCTTTAATTAAAAGTCAAAATTCTAATAAAAATATATTTAAAACTCTCCCAGATGATTTACAAAAAAGATTATCAAATGGCGAAAGAAAAATACCTCTTGATGAAGAAAGCGTATCTTTTTATCATTACAAGAAAGATGATTGGTTAATGTGGGCTAATCCCATGATATACGCAATACTTGATGATATAATAATGCTTGAAAAAATGAAGCTTGCTGACTTAGCCGCTTTAGATGGTGCCATATCTAACGTTAGGCTGTGGACTATTGGTGATTTGGATCACAAGATTATCCCCACAAAAGCCGCTATTAATAAGCTTCGTGATATTTTGGCAAGTAACGTTGGTGGCGGTACTATGGACTTAGTTTGGGGTCCAGAGCTTAAGTTTACAGAAAGTCAGTCTCAGGTATACAGATTCTTGGGGTCCGAAAAATATCAACCTGTATTGACTAGCATATATGCCGGATTAGGCATTCCTCCAACTTTAACAGGAGCCGCTACAGGCGGTGGATACACTAATAATTACGTATCACTAAAAACTCTAATTGAGAGACTAGAGTATGGTAGAGAAGTACTTTCACAGTTTTGGAGACAGGAAATAGAAATTGTAAGAAAGGCTATGGGTTTTAGGCTTCCTGCTGAAATACATTTTGATTCTATAGTTCTTTCTGACGAAGCTGCCCAGAAACAATTATTAATACAGCTTGCTGATCGTGATATTATATCTCAGGAAACCCTTCTTGAAAGATTTAGAGAAATGCCAACAATTGAGAAGGTCAGAGTAAAGAGGGAAGAAAAAGATAGGAGATCTGACAACATGCCAGATAAAGCTAGCCCTTATCACAATCCGCAACATAGAGATGAGATTGCTAAAATAGCGCTTAATAAAGACATGCTATCGGACGAATATCTTTCAGATATGGGCCTACCTACCGACGACGAGGCTGTAGATACACCATCATCAAAAGAAGGCCCAGTATCTCAGCCCGAAAACAATAATCCAGAATTAGAAGCTGGCAGACCAATGTTTTCTAGAGACACAAAGAAAAGAAAAGAAAAAAGAGTTTTACCAAGAAGCTCTGCTGAAAGCAATTGTGTTATCTGGGGAATTGAAGCCTACAATAAGGTTTCTGATATATTAAACCCAATAGCCCTGAAACACTTTTCAAAAAGCAATTTAAGAAGTCTTAATAAAAATGAGCTTAGAGAATTAGATACTCTTAAGTTGTCCGTGTTCTCAAATCTAGCGCCGCTTCAAGAATTAGATGATGATAGTGTGCAAAATATACTAAAATCTAAGGCTAAAACATCTCAGGTTTTTTATGGTTTGGTGCAGGATAAATTGAAAGATTTTGAGGATCTAAACAAGAGAAGCCCCAACAGTAGTGAGAGCAAGCTGATATACGCTTTCAGTTTGGCTGAATCTCACTCAGAAAAAACACCATAATCTACCTACCTTTATATTTTTTGTGTAGTAATAGAATGGAGGTTTTAACTGAATGAAAATATATAAACAAGAGAAAATAGACGGGCTAGAAGGCTCTTTAGAGAATGATAGCACTATAGCCTATTGTACTTTAGCAGAAAAGTGTGAACCCCCAGCGAATCAAAATCAAGACATAACTAAGGTTATCGCGTCTAATCTAGATGAAGGCAACGAGAAGCAGATAGATTTGTTCTATCTAAAGTCTATTCTTGTTAGCACTGGCTGGAATAGAAATGATGATGTTTTTGATCCTAAAGAATTATGGGATGCTAGAAAAACACCAGAAGATAAACCTTTTAATTTTATGCACAATGAGAGCGACATTATTGGTCATATAACTGGTAATGTTGTTGTTGATTTTGATGGTAATGAGCTGTCTGAGGTTTATGATACTGGCGCGGAGTTGCCTTCAGCGTTTAATATTTTGACGACTTCGGTTATATATACAGCTTGGAGCGACATTGAACAAAGAGAAAGAATGCAAAAAATAGTCGCAGAAATAGAAGAAGGCAAGTGGTTCGTATCAATGGAGTGTCTTTTCCCTGATTTTGACTACGCGGTAGTAGACGGAGAGGGTAAGGCGAGCGTCATTAAAAGAACCGAAGCATCAGCATTCCTAACAAAACATCTAAGATCGTATGGTGGAACTGGAAAATATCAAAACTATCAGGTTGGCAGGCTACTTAGACAACTATCGTTCTCTGGTAAAGGCTTAGTTTCTAAGCCAGCTAATCCACGTAGTGTTATATTGGAGGGAAACAAATTTTTCGATGAATCGAAGGCTTGTGCCTTAGAAATTAAACCTTTAAAGGAGAATGAAATGTCTGATAAATTAGATCAGCAAATCATTGATTTGCGGGAAGAGCTAGCTGAAGCAAAAGCTGCTAATGAGGCACTTAAGTCAGAATTGGAAACCGCCAAGGTAGCTGACTACGAGGAAGCCATTAGTAAGCTTGAAACTGAAGCTACTGAAGCTAAAGAAGCCTTTAGCAAAAAAGAAGCTGAAGCTGGGGAACACGCAGAAGCGTTACAGCATGAGCAAGACAAAATGAAGAAAAAGGAAGAAGAAGTTAAAGCTTTGCAAGAAGAAGTCAAAAGTCTTCAAAAAGAAATGAATATGTATAAGAAAGACAAGATGATGGGCAAGCGCAAAGCTGAACTAGAAGAAATTGGATTAGACGCTGAAGCTGCTGCTGCTACGGCAGAAGATTTTGCTGAAGCTGATGATGAAACTTTTGGCAGAGTGTTAGCCGCTGTCAAAACGTCTGTTGGTTTAAGAGCCAATGAAGAAACTGTCGCTGAAGAAACTTCTGAAGAATCTGAAGAAGACGACACAGCAGAGGCTTCTGAAAAGGATCTTGATACCGTCGAAGAGCCATCTGAGCTTTTGGTCAGCGAAGCAGCTGTCGAAGATGAAGAAGGTTCGCTAAGGGCTGTTCC